CAAGAAAGAACTTAGAGAACTTAGAACTCCAAGATCTGAGATAATTTTGAAAGATTGTATTCTTCCTTATGTAAAATTCAACACTGAATATTTCAAACAGGTCCATGAATATTTTAAATCAAAGGTTATTACAGAAACTAAAGGGGCCCTAAACTATAGTATTAAATACAAAGGTGTAAAAACTGATTATGGTTTGGGCGGCATCCATGGTGCAAGAGAAGCTGGCATTTATGAAGCAAAGCCAGGATGGACCATTATGACTTCAGATGTTGTAAGTTTTTATCCTAACCTTGCTATCAAAAACGGATTTGCTCCTGCTCATCTTCCTAAACAAGATTTTTTAGAATTGTATGAGTGGTTCTTTAATGAAAGAAAACTAATACCAAAGTCTGACCCTAGAAACTATGTGTACAAGATTATTCTTAATTCTACATATGGTTTGAGTAATGATGCTAATAGCTTCTTATATGATCCTATGTTTACTATGCAAATTACTATCAATGGTCAATTGCTATTAAGCATGTTGTATGAGATGTTAGCCGAGGCTATTCCTGAGGCTATACCTTTGATGCAAAATACTGATGGTTTGGAAATGATGATTCCTGAGAACAAGAAAGATTTATATTATACAATCTGTTCTGATTGGGAAATACTAACTAATCTAGCTCTAGAACATGATGAGTATAAGAGACTTATTCTTAGAGATGTAAATAACTATATTGCTGTATATAAAAATGGCAAGACTAAATGCAAAGGTTTCTTTGAATTCAGTGGTTTAGCATTACACAAGAATAAAAGCTTTCTTATTATACCAAAAGCCATATATAACTATTTTGTAAATGATATTAAGCCAGAAGACTATCTGGACCAAAATCAAGACTTCATGGATTATTGTGGTGCTGTTAAAGCAAAAGGTGAATGGACTTTCCAAACTCAAGAAATGAAAGACGGTGAAGTTTGCATTACAAATCTTCAAAAGCTTAACAGGTATTATGTAAGTACTACAGGGACCAAGATGGTTAAAGTTCATCCTGATGGAAGGGAAATACAGACAGAGGCCGGCAGATGGAGACAAACTATCTGCAATGATATGTCACAAATTGAAAACATACCATTTGATGAATTAAATATTGACAAAGCTTATTATTTAGAAGGTATCTATAAAGAGATAAATAACATAAATAACAAAGTAAGTAGAGGTTTAATACAAGGTGAATTATTTTAACTATGAACAACAAGAAAGATGACATTGGAAACCTCATAAAGTTTATGTTGGTTAATATAAAAAATATGCAGATTAGAATGGAAATTGCTAATGCATATATAAAATTTAAAGGAAATGATAAACACAGACTTAATTCTGTGGTAAATAGACTAAAGGCCGGGATAGAAGATATAATCAATCTTCATCCTGACCCTGAAGTCAAAAAAGCTGTAATGGAAGACCTAGATGACAAGTCAGATGATATGATCTCAAGAGTTTATTTTATAGACCAAGCTCTCAGAATACCTGAAGAACATCTTGAACCTATTGCAGACATGATAAATGATTATTTAAACATACATTATCCACCTAAAGATGAAGAGGAACAAATGTAATGCCACTGGTAAAACAATGTTCAAAACCAGAGGAGAGGCTAAAATAGCCATGGATTATATAAAAGGTATGAATAGCACAACAGGAAACAACTATACAGGTAAGTCTTCACAGAAAAGAGCTTACTTTTGTCAACACTGTATAAGCTATCATTTAACATCTACAGAAGCTTATAAAACCAAAGGTTTCTTAGAAAAGGATGAATTTGTTCTTAGAAGAAAATTCTTCAAAGACTTTGATATTACTAACTGGAAGAATGACTCTATTCCTTTTGAGGACGGTCATACACCACCACCTAAAAACTGTAAACATACTATATGAGTATTTTAAACTACAATGAAGAAACCAAGAATAATGTAGTTTCTGTAATAAAAGACCCTTTTATAGAAGAAAAGATTGTTGGTATATCTATAAGGTATAATGGTGATGGCTATCCTAAACCATATTGGTATGTTAAAGTTGAATTTGCAAATGGGAATACTAAAGGAGAGCAGATGTCTCCTTATAGGGATAGTATGGAAGAAGTGCTACTTGATTTAAAACAAATTATGGACAGTGTAAAAAATAAATAATTATGAACTTAAAAGAATGGTTAAAAGATGTCTATTATGACAATTGGGGACAATATCTTTGGAGCAAACAAGATGCCGATGGTGGAAGTCAGCTAATTGGAGAAATTAGAGGCTGGGGTGCTTTGCAGCATGAATTTAAAACAGAAGTTGAAGCAGCAGTATTTCAAGATGAAGTTGGTAAATTTATTGCAGAAGCTATTAATGAAAAAATAGAAAGAGATTTTAAAAATAAATAATTATGATAATTGGAATCAACGGATATGCCGGCAGTGGATTTTGTAAATTCTAAAATATTCAGTATATTGTAGTATGAACTATACAAACATATACATACTAATAGATCCTATAACTAATGAAATTAGATATGTAGGAAAAGCTAATAATGTTAAAGAACGTTTTAAAAATCATAAAAACCGTTGTAGAGATACCAATACCTATAAAAGACATTGGATAAATAAACTTAGATTAAAAGGACTATATCCAGAACTTGAAGTTATAGATATAGTCCCAATATCTGAGTGGCATTATTGGGAGAAGTTTTGGATAAGTTATTTTAAATCAATTGGTTGTAGATTAACCAATACAACATCTGGTGGTGACGGATCAGTTTGTGGTAATAAAACATCTTTTAAACCTGGTCATACACCTTGGAATAAAGGTTATAGCCCTAGTGAAGAAACTAAACTTAAAATAAGTAATGCACTTAAAGGTAATGTTCCTTTTAATAGAAAACCAGTTATACAATATGATCTTTTAGGTAATAAAATACAAGAATACTTAAGCTGTCATCATGCAGCTAAAGCTCTTAACACATCATCTATAAGAATTTCAGATGTATGTAATGGCAATCGTAAAACACATAAGAAATATATTTTTAAATTTAAAAACTAAACAACATGATAATTGGAGTATCAGGCTATAGTGGTTGCGGAAAAGATACTGTCGGCACTATCTTACAACAAATTGACAGAGATTCACATTGGGAAATTAAGAAATGGGCAGGTAAACTCAAGCAGGTTGCAGAACTACTAACAGGAATTCCTGTAGAAAAGTTTGAAGATCAAGAGTTTAAAAAGACTAATCTTGGTAAACAATGGAATGACCGTATAAATAATCCTATGTCTGTAAGAGATTTTTTACAAAAACTAGGCACAGAAGGTTTACGTGATGGTTTACATACTAACACATGGGTTAATGCTCTTATGGCTGATTATAAATGTGTACCGGCTGACCGTGCTCCTAACGGATGGGATTGTGACAACTGGATCATTACAGACACCAGATTTCCTAATGAAGCTCAAGCTATTAAAGATGCTGATGGAATTATAATTAGAGTAACAAGACCAGGCATTGGACCCGTAAATGACCACCCTAGTGAGACTGGTTTAAATCAGTGGAATTTTGACTATGAGATTCAGAATGACGGAACATTAGAAAACTTAATAAACAGTGTAAAAATATTTAAACAAAAATTTGGTATTTAATATGTCATTTCTTATCTTTGAACAATAAATATACATTATGGCAAAAGCAGAAAAAAAACCACAAATGAAAGAAGAAGGTAAAAGGACAAACCTTTCTAAAGAACTTTTAGAAAAAACCTTATTAGAAAATCCTGATGCAGGTTTATATGACCTTGCAAAGATTTTAAAAGTATCTAAGGGTACTGTATGGAACAACCTTAAAAAACATGGTATTGAGTACAAAACTCAAAAGCCAGGTCCAGTTAAAGGTGAATTAGAACAATGCAGACAAGAAGTAAAAGAGTTAACTGAAAAGTTAAAGTCTGCAGAATTTATGTTGAAGATGGCAAACAATGATATTGCCTACTTAAACAAAACAATTGAGAACTACCGAGCATGTAACAACAAACCTTGGTACAAAAGAATATTCGGTTAATTGTTCATAGTGATTAAAGGGCTGGGTGTAATGCTCAGCCTTTTTTTTAAATTTAATTTATGATATTATCAGACAGCTACATTCTTGAAGAATTAAAACAGAAAAGAATTATTATAGAACCTTTTAATAAGGAATATTTAAATCCATGTAGTGTGGATTTAACACTACACCCAGACTTTAAAATATATCAATCTGGTGTATTAGATGTAAGACAACCTAACCCTGTTGAATCATTAACAATCCCTGAAGAAGGTTATGTACTAGAACCAGGAAGAGTATATTTATATGCTGTAAATGAAAGAATAGGTGTTGGTAAAAACATCCGTGCTAAAGTGGAAGGTAAAAGCTCTTTGGGAAGACTAGGTTTGTTTGTACATGTTACAGCAGGCTTTATTGACCCAGGCTTTGAAGGAAGCTTAGTATTAGAGCTAGTGGCAACACAGCCAATAAGAATCTACCCTAATATGAAAATATGCCAAGTAGAGTTTGCCTTTGTACAAGGAAACATTATAGAGACATATGATCAAAAAGCAGGTAGTAAATACCATAATCAAAGTGGAGTACAAGAAAGTTTAATGTACAAGAACTTTGATAATGAAGGAAAACTTTAACTTATAAAAACAAAAAACATGGTAGACGTAGAATTAGCAATGACCTTTTTCAATAAAGCAAGTTCTTTATTAGGCTTCAGATATTTTCAA